GTCGTGCAGAATTTCGAGGTTGCCGAACCCGAGGCCGTCGAGGCCCGCGACGCCGGGGGCCCCGTCGAGGCCGTTCGCCCCGTCGCGGCCGTCGCGGCCGTCCCGCGGGGCCGGGCAGGCCTCAAGAGCGGCGAGACGCACGACGAGCGGGGCGACGAGCTCGGCGACCTTGCGGGCGACGTAGTCGCGCACGGTGCCCGCAAGCGCGCGCGTTTCCTCGGGCGTCACGCCGCGCGCTCCAATTCCGCCGCGAACAACGCGACGTCGAACGCGTTTGTTTGCGTGTCGTCAGGCGGCGGCGGGTTCGTGCCGTCGGGCGACGCGCCGCTCGGCCCGGGGGCCGCGGGCGTCGGTTTGCTGAAAGGTTGGTTCGCGTCGCGCTCGGCGAGGGCCGCGAGCGAATACATTTGCTGTTGCATGTACGGCGTATCGCCGCCCGGGACGGGCCCGAGGCCGTAGTAGCGTTTGCGCGCCTCGTCGGGTGACATCCCGCCCGTTGAAATGGCGTCGCCCGCCGCCTTCGTTTTCGTCGCGGTATCCATCCAAATGAGATCGTCGATATCGAACTCGGTCCCGTACTGCGTGCCGTTGATCGGCGCGAGCAACCCCATGCCCGAGTCGAGCGACTTTTCGAGGTTGGTCAACAGGGATTGAAGACACTGCGCGTAGTACTGCTGAAAGACGGGTTCCACGTTGGCGTACGGCGGGGCGGGCCCAACGTTCACCATGTACGGCGGAACGTGGTAACACGAGCACACGTTTTCGGCCGTCCATTTGAGTTGTTCGATCAATTGCGCGTCGGCGGCCTTGACCGTCATCGCCTCGTAGTGCAACCCGTCGCCGACAACCGCGACTTTTCCCGCGTTGTCGCCGGTAAAGTTCGTATCCCAATACGCTTTGAGGCGCGCCGCCGTCTCGTCGCCGATCGCGCCCGGCGCAGTGAGCACGCCCCCGGGTTGCGACCCCGCGCCGAAAAACTTCGTTGACGTCGTTTGGATCTGCAACCCTTGCGTCGCGGCGAGGCCGCACGCGTAAATCGGCGTGACGCCGACGAGCGGGTGAAAGAGGCAGATCATCGGGTCATGAATGATTTCGCTCGCGGGTACCGCGGGCGCGCCGAACGGCAACTCGGAGAGGTAATCCGACCCGAGGTTGTAGTACACGGCCCCGTCGGGCGCGATCAACGGCATAACCCGCATGGGGTTCAACACGTAGAGCGCGACGACGACGCCGCGGGCGTCGCGTTCCTTCAGTACGTAGGCGTTGCCGTTGATCAATTTGGAAACGATCCATTGCTCGACGAATTTATTGATCGTCTGGTAGCGGTTCGGTTTGCGGAGGACGGGCGAAAAGGCGGGGTTGTCGACCTCGTTCCAAATGCCGTCGGCGTCTTTCGCGACGAGGCGCAGCGTCAATTTCCCGATGTCGGCCGCGATCAACGTGATGCAGGCGTAGACGGCGAAGTACGCGAGCACGCTATCGAGCGTGACGTCGACGTTCTGTTGCCACGCGCCCGAGAACGACTCGCGCACGACGGGCCACCATCCGCCCCCGACGCCGGTCGTCGGCGGCGATTGCGTCGAGGGAACCCCGCGCGTGATGTTGAACCCGAAGACTTTCACGGGGTTGGTTCGTAATGCACGAACCCGATCGCGATCAACGTCTCGAATAACTCGGGGTCGTTCAACATGTACTCGTCGCCCTCGGCGTACTCGTTCGCGTTGTAGACGGTGTGATACACGAGCGCGCACACGGTCGCCGGAATCGGAATCACGCGCCCGTTGACGATCATTTGCGTCGCGTCCATGTGTTACGCCTTTCGGTGTTTCGCGGTCGCGTGTGGGGGCGCAGGCGGATCGGGCGCAGGCGGCGCGGCCTGCGCGAGCGGCGCAGGCGCGGCCGCGGGCGAGTCGTCACGGCGCGCCATGCCGTTGCCGATGATCGTCTCGGCGACCGAGAGCGACGACCCGTCGAGCGTGAGATCGTCGGCGACCTCGTAGTGATCGCCGACGTGGTACGTCTGCCCGTCGTACGTGTGCGAAACGAGGACGAGCATTCGCATGATTTACCCCGCGTACGTCTGGACGGTGTAGGCCACGCAACCCGCGCGCGCCTTTTTCCAGTTAATAAACCGCTCGGCGCGCAACCCGACGAGGTTGTTTTGCCAGAGCGAGGTAAGCACGGTCGTGGCGAGGGCGGGATTATCGGGCGCGGAATCCATCTGTACGGACGCCTCGCGCGACACGTCGATCGTGACGCCGCCGTCGTCGGCGTAGAGCACGCACGGCGGCGCGACCATAACGATATTCGCGCCCGCGGTCTGACTCGTGATCACTTTCACGCCGAGCGGCCCGGTTCCGCCCGTCAGTGACAACCCGGGGAACAACGGTTGCCCTAGGGGGTTCAACGCCGCCGAGAGCGCGAGCGCGTTCGCCTCACTCATGATCAACACGGCCCCCGCGATCGGAATGTTCGCGGCCGTGAGGGCGTTGAGCATGGCGATCACGTCGGTACGCGCGTTGGCGGGCGTCGTGCCCGCCGAGGTGATCGGCGTGACGCCGTTCGTGAGACTGCCCGGCGAGACGCCCGCGACCGCGGCGACCGTCGGATCGATCAACTGCAAATCGAGGAATTGCGCGATCCCGTTGATCATGTCTTTCTGAATGATCGCCTCGGCCGACGGCGACGAGTTGCGCGCCAATTCCTCAGTGATGACGATGATCCCGGCGCACTTCGTGATCGTGATCGTGACGGTGCCAAACTGTAATTTCGTGACGGGTTTCGGCGCGCCTTGCCCGACCCACCCGTAGGTACCGCCCCCGGTTTGCGCGGGTACCGACACGTTGAACGGCACGCGGAGGAACCCGTCGATCTTGCCGAGGATCGTCGCGGGGCGCAGTAATTCGAGGAACTCCGTCGCAAGGGGCTGGATCGGCGCGAGGGGGCCCGCCCACGTCGCATCGTTCGACGTGCCCGGCGCAACGGCGGCGTTCAACACGAGCTCGACCTCGGGCGTCGTGTCTTTCCATTGCTTCGCAAATTCGCGCGCGCGCATCGTGTCGCCGCGGCCGTACGCGATCGCCTGACAGTAGCGGGTAAACGCCGTGCCTTTCGGGAGTTGCGATTTCACTTGGATCACGGGCGCGGCGACGCGTGCGGCGGCGGCCGCGACGATCGCGACGGGCGCGACGGCGGTCGCGGCGGCCGCGTTGCTCGCCTCTTGGTCGCGCAGGCGCACGAGGTGCGCGTCGATCGATTTCACTTCCAACGCGAGGCCGTCGTATTCCTCGGTTTGTTTGTCGTCGAGGGTCACACTCGCCGCGGCGGCGGCGGTCATGAGCTCGGTCATGCGCGCGGCCTTGGTCGTGCGCGTGTTCGTAAATTGCGTGATCTGTTCCGCGATGGTCATGGGACTACCGGCCCGGACGACGGGCAACACATCCGCGACGCCGGATCGGTTAAGGCCTGACGCGGCCGACGTATCGAAGGATTGGATCGTGAGGATGGTCGCCTCGACGTTCGCCGGAATCGTCACGAGCGAGAGCTCGACGATCTCGCTTTTCGTGAACCGCAACCCGCCCTCTTTGATGGGTTCGACGCCGTTTTTCAGCGGGCGCACGCCGATCGAGACGGCGCGCATGATCCCGGCCTTGATCGACTGCCACGCCTCGTCGACGCGGTCGCGCAGGGGCCCGGGATCGACGACGCGCGGGATCGACGCCTCGAACGGCACGCCCGCGGCCGTCGGCGCGCCGAGTGTGGCGACGCCGATCGGGCGTTCGTTGTCGTGATGAAAGAGCAGTGGGATCGGGTTGCGGAACGTGAACCCCGCGGGTTCAAACACGTTCCCGCGCCGGTCGGGCGTCGGCGTCGACGCGATCCCGGAGAACGTACGCGCATCGTCGTTGAAGGCCGCGACGTGCAACACGGCGTACGCCCGATCGAACATGATTCGACAGAATGCGGGCGGCCGCCGCGGCGCGTCGATTTTAAAATGGTTAATCGCGGCGTTTGTCGGGCGCGTTGGCGTCGCGGATCCGTTGTCGAATCCAGTCGCCGACACTCATTCGCTCGCGGCGGGCGGCCTCGACGCTCGCGTTGTAGTCGCGCGCCGGTACCCGAATTTGCAACGGTACCGACTCGTCGCCGGGATCGACGCGCGGGCGGCCTCGACGTTTCGGCGGCGTCGTCATGGTTGGGGCCCTTTGAGGACGAACATTTGATACGACGGCGGCGCGGTCGCGGGTTGGCGGATCCAGACGCCGAGGGCCATGTCGAGCGCGACTTGCCCGTCGATTTTGTCGGCGGCCTTTTCCTTGTCGGGCCGGGCGTCGCCCCTGAGACCGTGCCGGATGACGTAGTTCGCCGCCATCCAATCGAGGATCGGGTTCGACCCGTGACAGAGCGACCCCGCGGCGACGAGCTCGCCCTTTCGCCGGATCGCCTCGTTGAGTTGAAACCCCTGCGGTTGATCGAGCATCTCGATCCCGAGGCCGACGAGGTGTTGCGCCATTTGCTCGGCGAACCGTTTGTCGTACGCGACCGACCGGATCCCGTCCTGGGCACAATCGGCCGCGATCGCCGCCTCGACGCGGTCGTAATCGGTCGTCGGCCCCTCAGTGATGGTCAACCAACCCGCCCGCCGCCACTCGGCGTAATTGCGGTGTGGGTATTTTTCGAGCGCGGCCTCGGGCAACCAGAATCGACACTTGACCACGACGCGGCCGTCGTCGAGCGTCCAGATCCGAACCCATGCCGTGAAGTCGTCCGACTGCCCGAGGTCGAGGCCGCCGAAGCACGGCACGCCCGCGAGCTCGGCGTCGGGGGGCGGGGCCGCGCACGCGCGCCAGAGCAACATGTCGATCGCGCGCGTGTGTTGCGCCGTCCACACGCAAAAATTGAGTCGGAGAACCGTGTTCGTCTCGCCCGGGATATTGCGCGCCGCCGACACTTGGTCGACGAGGTACTCGCGTTGAATCGAGATCCCGAGGTTCGGGTTCGCTTTCGGCCAACACGTTTCATCGGCGAGCGGGTCGTCGCCCTCGTCGAGGCCGCACACGTACGCGAACCATCGGTCGTCGACGACGCTTTGTTCGAGAATGTGCCGACTGTGCTCGTGATGCTGAAAACAAATCGACGTGCGGTCGGATCCGCTGTTCGTGATCTCGGGGAACATCGCGTCAAGGTTCCCTTTCGCGCCCGCGCGGATCTTGTTGACCGTGTCGCCGTTCGGGTGTTCGTGCAACTCGTCGATCAACCCCATATGGGGTCGCGTGCCCGACTTGGCGGATTGCTCGCGCGAGAACGGCCGAAAAAACCCGAGGCCGTACGCCATGTTATGCACTTGCTGGACGCCCGATTGCTGAATGCGTTGCGCGAGGGCGGGCGACGCGTCGACCATCCGCACGGCGTCGCGGTACATGACCATCGCTTGATCGCGGTCGGCGGCCGCGGCGTAGATCTGCGGGGCGATCTGCCCGTCCATCGTCAACCCGTAGAGACCGATCGCGGCGAGCATCGGCGTCTTGCCGTTGCCCTTGCCGATCTCGATATACGCGTTGCGGTACCGCCGGTGCCCGCTCGTGAGGATCCAGCCGAACAACGATCCGACGATGAAAACTTGCCACGGTTGCAACAGGAACCGGCGCGGGCGGCCGTCGGCGTCGGCCGTGTCCGGGAGTCGTACTTGTTCCTCGATAAACCGGATGATGTGATCGGCGGCCGCGGCGGCGAACCGAAACCCGAGGCCCGCGCCGTCGCGCCGGTCGCGCTCGTGTCGCTCGCAGGCGAGGACGACCAGCGGGCCGACGACGATCCGCCCCTTGAGGACGTCACGCGCGTACGCGTCGACTCGGTGCATGGGTCACACGTCCCACGGTTCAATCGATAGCGCAACAAAACCATCGGGCACAAAGGCGGCCGTGAGATAGGTCACGCGAACGCACTCCATTTCCCGCGTGTAGGTTTCGGTCGTCGGGTCGAACTCTTGCAGAATGAGACAATCGCCGATCGCGAAGTCTCGATCGTTGCGGCGAATTTCAAAACGCTTCGATCCGTCGCGAACCGCGGCGAAGTATTCAGGCCATGTCTTGAGCGTGTGAACCACGGCCATAGGTTCACTTCACGAGGCGCGGGCGCGCCGATTGGAGCGCGGCGAACTCGTCGTCGATCGCAGGCGTGCCGACGGCCGACACGCGCGACCGACTCGACGGCGTGATCCCGAGCTCGGTCGCCGCCTTGGTGAAGATCCCCGCGGCCTTGTTCGCCATCCCGAGGATCGCGTTCGGCACGAGGTACCCGGTCGACGTGCGCGTCGTCAACGGCAACAACGCGGCTTCGCGTTCGAGCGCGATCCATTGCGCCCACTTCACGCAATACAGGATCAACGTCGCCCGGTCGACCGTCGTCACATGCCCGCGCGACCCGAGGGCCCGCGCCACGCGGTTCCACTCGGCGCGCGCGACCGGGTCGACGAGCTCGTCGGGGCAACGCGGATCGAGCGGGTCGTGTTTGGGTTCGTGCTCGTTGACCGGGCGGCGGCCCGGATTGCCCCGCCCGAGTTTGATATCGGTCGGTGTCGGTTTGCGACCTCTCATAAATGCCCCGTAATCCCCTTGTCTCGTTTCGGCGATCTTGCGCGATCGCGGCCTGCGTGGTTCGCCCGCGCGTCAGTTACAGACATCGGGATACCCCCCCGGATCTCGACCCGCGCGGGATCTCACTGCCCGCGCCCGGTTTTCTCGCCGTGATGTCGCGCGCACAGGCCGCGCAGGTTGTTGAGATCCCAAAACAAAACCGGATCGCCTCGGTGCGGTACGACATGGTCGACCTCGGTCGCCGGGACGACACGACCATCAGTCGCACACTCGGCGCAGAGGGGGTACCGTGCAAGGGCCTGCGCGCGTCGGCCCCATACGGGATTGCACCAACGGGCGATCCGATACCAACGG